CTCCGCGAACAATTACGGAGTTAAATTCAGCATTTCCATCACACCCAATTTTCCATCCACGCAATCCAGATGCGTAATCACAAGTATAAACACAACCTGCATTATGGATTGTTATATTGTTGGAATAAAAACATGTAGAATTGAAATTCCATCCGGCAATTATTGCACACGATTCGGAAATTTCAAAAAGTCTATTTGTACCACAAAATGCTGCAACACCTCTTCTTCCAGTCCAACCAGAACCAGGATCATAAATTTGTCCAAGTGTTGCAAAACTACACCATCCTCCATTGTAACAACCAGTGTAAATTGAACCGCATTGGGATGTTAAATAAATATTGTAATTTCCAGAAACGCTGTATAATTCATTGGCAGAAATACACCACCCACCAATAAAACCAGAACAAGATGTAATAGATCCAGTAAAACATCCATCTGTTGCACAAATCGTTCCAATAACAGTTAATGTGCTTCCATTCCACGACAATGCAGGAGCGGAACTTCCACCCATCGCAAAGCATCCTGCGGCAAGATCAAAACAAGAACCTGCACTTGTTCCCCAATTTGCAGATTGGATTACTCCACCAACAATGTATCCATTGTTTGTCCAAAGACCATACCCACAATAACCAGAAATACCATCAAGATTTCCAAGACGAACTTGTTTTGTAGTTCCTGCCCAAGGTGTCGTTCCATTTGTAAAAACTTCAACGAATGGATAACAATCATTATCTGAAACTTCCACACAACACCAACCAGCAATCGTATAAATGTCAACAGCACCAGTACAAGCCCCACATGTCGAAACCCACGGGGAAGCAACGGCAATTCTTGTAGCATCTCCAGTCATAGCTACGCGATTTCCAAAGCGTAAACAGAGTGCAGAATCACATGCACAAACATCTGGAGTGTAACGACAATACCATGCAGAACAATCAGCACACCAATCAAATATATTTATTCGACCACGGCACGTATCTTGTAATACCGCAGATAAAACCATCGTATTTCCACTATAATCGGTACTAAGCCAGTTATAACCATAATTACCAGCAGCATTACAATAAGAAAATGCCGAATTAGCTCGTTCTGAATATGTTCCACCTGAACGATCAAACGTATAAATTCTACCCATGTCGGTATATGTCCCATCCCAAGCTGCGGCATCAACCAACATAATAGAACCATCACAATTTAATGCCAGACCATTCCCGAACAAATCTCCAGACCCTCTATCTGCTGGAACAACTCTTTGAACACAAACCCAACAATTTGTAGCACATCTTTGATAAATAAAAACCTCTCCCCATGATTGAGCACAACCATGAGAAATGGCAATTACTTCGGAATCAGCAGAAATTGCTACTTGTAATCCAAACATCCAATAAGAAGTTCTTCCCGATAATGCCGAAAGACATTGTTGTAATAAATGCCAGCAACTATTTATCGTATCCCAACAATAAATGTTTACTTCGCCAGCATCGTCATGAAAAAGAATATCATTTCCGCTATATGCAACAACCATAATAGAACCATCATCATTTAAACTAACACTTTGTCCAAATTCGGGACTTATTCCATAAGTATCACATCCCAACATTAAACATGAATGCAAACACCATGCAGAAACACCACAACATTCATAGACATGGACTTTGCCATAACAAGCACAGGCACATCCCGCCCATCTTGGGGAGCCTACTGCAAGAAATCGACCATCCCCACTAAATGCAAGGCCACGCCCGTAGCATTGACAAATACAAACATCGGCACTAGGAGGCAATAAACGACATTCATAACTGGGACTACCATATAAACAAAATACACAACAAAATTCGCCAGAATTACCAGCCCCAACAATCCTAACACCTCCTCCTGTATTTAACGGACCATAATTAACAATAGTACTTCCAGCAGGGATAACGATTCCACAACAACCACATTGTAGACACAAATGATACAAATAATAACTTGTACAATCACTTGCGCTCAAAACAGTACTCCATACATCCTTTACAGAAGAACCAATATAACCCTTAAATCGCAGAACATCCCCTACAGCAAAAACTGGCGTATTTAATCCAGATATCAAATCTGTACAAATATCATAAGTGGCGGCTGTCGTTGCTGGAAATTGAAGCGTAGCTGCTGAATTGACGGTTAATTGACCTCCAACAGCATTCAAAGAGTTTCCTTCGAAATTTGCTGATCTCAATGTACCTCGAATCAATGCCTTTGAAAATTCTGCACAGCCGTTACAATCAATTTGCCAACCACAAGCCCCAGAAGAATAATTTCCTGTTCTGATATTTCCTGTGCTATCTAAAATGATATTTGCTGAACACAAACAATCTGTTCCAATCGTCCAGCCGCCAATGAATCCACACGCAGCACACATCGTTCCAATAATGGTTACATTTCCACTTGCATCGATATCTACTGTTTTTGTTGCACCGTTCCATGCTTGAATGCCATTGGCATTAAACAAAACACCAGATACGGCACCATTACCAACATCACAACAAGTTCTGAAATCTTTTGCAATAATTTGATTTGTTGTGATATGGTCCGAATAAATATTGCAAGCATAGATGTCATCACAAGAAACTTTCAATGGAGTAGCACCGGCACTCCATGTGCTTTGCGCGGAGCAGTTTCCAGTTAAATCGACAGCAATCGCGGAATAACAAATACATCCATAATTAAGCGCAGAAAGCTGATCGGTAACGAGTGTTGTATTGTAACATCCAACAAGTTCTTGGGCACAACCATCACAAGAACGATAAACCATAAAATGAGAGAAATCACCAGGAACACCACCAGAAATTCCTATTTGTATGGAAATACCACGTAATGTTGGCGAAATGGCATCGATGGAAGGAGTTCCAGGAGCAATAGTATCTCCGCTTATTTCCAAATATGTTTCAGCCCCAGGCTGTCCATAATAATGACAATCTCCAGCAGAAACCGTAAGAGGAGAATAGACGCCATAAGGTGAAATAGTTGTTGCACGAAAGTTGTAACAACCTGTAGGAAATCCTTTCCAGATTTCATCAAGGATGTCTCCTTGTGTTGAACCAAAATATTTCAAACATGTATCAGGTTGTCCTGATTCTTTAATATACAACGCAATCTGGTCGGCATTATATGTCGGTTTTGTAAATTCGGCATGAATTTTTACCTGAGTTGTACCATCGGCCATCAACTCTGGATTGACACAAAGACAAGTCAAAACTGGTTTTTCTGGGATAGCATAAGCGGAATATTCATTTGGTTCTGGATCAGAAATAGTTCCAGGATCGGAAAATGTATAAACTGAAGAATCATATTCTTTCAATTTTAATTGAGTTCGATCCTCGCCTTTTTTAATTTCAATTACTCGAAATTGTTTCAAAGACCAGCCAAGTTTTGGAGATGTAACCGTTACAAGACTTCCACCATCAAGAGTATCAGGAACTTCAACCTCTGTGATAATTTCAACAGTTTTTAATTGTTTAATTCCCTTTTTAAAATAATATTGTGCAAGTTTATGGGCACTTGTATCATCTCTCGAAAAAGAAAGCTCCAGGGTTCCAGTATTCCATTTCCCTATCCTTGTGGCATGGGTCGAATCGGCAAGATTCGTATCTCCAACAGGAGATTCTTCGTTGATCGAGGGTCGCTTATCCCATCTCCCATTGGTGTAATTCTTTTGATAGAACAAGCGCAATCTATTGATCTGTGCGTCTATCGAAGGCTCTTGCCATGGATAGACGATGCAATCGTACCCGGATTCTCCAGTCTCATCAAAATTTGCCTCAACTGCTCCCGCGACTGTATCGATTTTTAAATAAATCTTCCCAGAGTCTTCATAAACTGCTCCTTTCATGTGCAAAAGAAGCTCATCCAACCAAGCCCCAAATTCCATTTTTCGATCAACAACACCGTCAATAACAATTCCCTGTGATGCCATTTCCGTAATTGCTGTGGAAAATTCTATATCACTTGCAGAAATTCCAAGACCATAACCTTCATATCCGGTTGATGGTTTTGTGAAGAAATTGTAAAGCACTTGTGCTGGATTTCGCTCAGATGCAGTATCGGTAGCGTTGGCCAGACCTTCAATCTCAACATAAACTCTTGGAACAGATCCATCGCTCATGACTGGATCAATAGGATCTCCTGTTGCTTCATCATAAAATTGAATGTAACAAAAACCATCCCAAGATGATGTTATGGAATCAACAACTTCTGGAGATCCAACAGACCCAGTTCCTCTAAAAATTCTCACTTTAATGTTTGATTTGTCTGGAGCAGGTTGATAACCATTTTGACCTGTATCCACATCATACATTATAACTTTTTCAAAATAAACTTTTTTAATTCGATAAATTGGTCCAGAACATACCATGAATTCTGAGTTGACTTTATCAACCCACATTACAGGAACTTTATCGACATTTCCAATGACTATAGGAATTGCATTCCAATTTTCATTGATGCCATCTTCCCCATAGTAATCGTATGCAATTTGGGCATCCGGCCAAGGTTCCGAAAGCCATTCATATCCCTTCTCACGAATTGTTAGATCAATTTCTTCCCCAAATGAATTGACTTGTGTTACTTTTCCTACAAATTTTTTAGTGCTATTTGCACCATCATCAAAATACAGAGTGAATGTTTGGTTCAAAAATCCATAAGAATCTTGCACAGTATTAAATGCTTGATCCCTATTGTCGATTCTAATTTGGAATGTTCTTTGTCTATTTCCAGTTTTATCGCTAAATTCAAAGTATCTAGCGATATCAAATCCATTAACTACTCTAGGCTCCCAAATTTGATTATTATAATCAAGAACTTCCGAAGCCATGTAATAGGTTACTGCATTGATTGTTGTCTCAATTCTGAGCATTTTACTCCCCCTTAAACAACTTCTTCAAGCTCAAAATTACAATCAATAAGATCTGCCATCTGATATGTTCGTTCATATTCTTTCACGGCACGAACTAAATAACATTTTGTTTTATCGTTTTCGAAGTCTTGGTAGATCACAAAAGGACTATATGTTTGAGATATCTTATTATACTCTGTAGTTGACAATTTATCAAACGATCCAGAAAAACTCCGCCTTGATCGACCCTTTTTGTAAGTAGAGATATATCCTGATTCAAATTCCAAAATACTCATCTTTGGAAGCACGGAAACCTTGTATCCACTCTTTGGTGAAGAAATTTCAACATAATTTCCAACAAGAATATTTCCCACCTTAAAATAAGTGGCTTCGAAAAGAGGGGTTTGGGCTGGGATTATCAATTTAAGATATCTATAGGTCTTTCCTGTTAAATCAATCCATCTATGCATGTAATTCTCATCAGCAATCTCGTCTTTTGTTAGACCAGTTATTGCTTCGACTGTAGAATAGTCTGGATCTGCCGTTGCCTTGTACTTCAATGTCATAGCAGCAAAGTTAAATCGATTTATGAAAAAGGAGTTATATGTTTTATCCGATCCGAAATCATAAATGATTTCAGCTTCAGTAATTGTATTATTTGTCTTGTATGATTTCACAGGCTGAATGTATTTCAAATTAGTCAAAGGAAACCCGCTCATCGCAGTAGTTCCTGTGATCATAACAGAGGAATCAGAAGAACTTGCAGGAATGTATGAGTATAGAACTTTCATGGCTTACCTCGTTGTTCCAAAGATTTTTCTTTTAAGTTCTTCCAGCATTTCCCTTGCAGCAGGATCTCCGGTCTTAATTCTTGCAATCAAATCTTCATAAAGTTTTTCAGTATCTCTTGTTTTCCCAGCATCAATAAATACAACATCTCCCTTGAGGGATCTCTTTTCTTCCGCAACACGCAATCTCAAAGTTTCTTCAATTTTTCCAAGAGCTTCTTCCAATTTTTTCGAAGACTCTTCCGCCTTTTGCTTCAAATGTTCTGCTCTTTCTGTCATGAGTGCAAAAAGTTCTTCATGTGCAGTATAAAAATCTTCTTCGCCTTCTTTTGAAGTTTTAATTCTTTCCAAAATTGTTTCTTTTTGGAAATTAAACCACACTTCCCATGGATCTTCTCCAGACATCATTTCATCAAGGAACCCTCCAGAAATTCTTGACAGGTCATTCATAACCTGAAGATTTTTCATTTCTTCTGCAAGACCTGGAATTCCAAAATCAATCCCAACATCCGGCTTTAGTGTTGCAAGAGCATCGCGCACATCATAAATGATTCCCTGCACATCTCCCTGTGATTCAAACCCTTTGAAAAGATCAAATAGGTTTGCTGCAACATCAGCTTCCATTACTTGTTGTTTGATGTAATAAAACTTTTCTTGCAATGCTTCAAGTGGAGATGCCCAATTTATGGAAGATGCAAGATCGTTAATTGAACTGATACCAATTCTTGTCCAATCATTTATCTGATTGGCCCAATTTGATACCATTTGATTTTCTCGTTCACCAATATCTAACCCAGCATTCTTCAATGAATCTTGAGTATCCTTGTCAATTCCAGGAGAAAGCCAAGCGTCGGCCAGGGCTTGTCTATCGGTTTTAAATTGATTGATCTGTCTTAGTTCAATTTCACGATCAGACTGGATTGGATTCATTCTATTGTAAATCCAATCGGCTTGACGTTGATTGAAATCTGCCGTCTTTTTATTATCGGTATATGCATTGACCATTTGTGCAGCACCTTCAAAATCTTCACCAAGAAGCAAAGATTGAAGTTTTGTAAAATCAAATCCACCACCACCCTGAGCCATAAGATTCTTGACATTTCCAATCAATGAAATAACGCTATCAACAGCTTCATTTCTAAGATCAGCAATGCTGTTTTGAAGTTCTAAAGATTGTTGTCGTTCCAAACCTGCGACATTTAACTGTTCTTTTGCTACATCCATAGTGCTAATAAGAAGATCAAGATTATTCATGTAAACTTCGGTTTGTGATGAAGAAATTGAAGAAATTTTATCGCGAATCATCATAAGAGAATTTGCATTGGATGCTTCCAAAAGGAGCATGGCGATTTGTTCTTGAACTTCTTCCAAAAGATCTTCTGAAGTCGTCTGAATTGCAGTAAAAAACGCATTTCCAAATAGCGCATTGAACAGGCCCAACTTATCTAATTTCAATCCGGCAAGCATAGCATTTACATCTGGAAATAACTCATCCATAACGCTTACATCTTGACTAATAATTTTTTGATATTGAGCATTGGTGATGCTTACACCATTCAATCCTCCAATTGTTTTTGTCCCAATTGGATTGCTTGATGTAGTTGTATAATAATCATTTGTTCCACCATTCAGAGGATTCCCACGAATTGTCGAAGTGTTATATGGATAAACTGGTAAAGTTGTCGATTGGAGATTCATCAAATACCCGTCGGTCCTCATTACATTCGAATCGCCAGACTTGATTGCAGACATTTGTTTGTAAAGAGAATTTAATCTATCAAAATATCCAGAATTTCCACGAGTAGTCATATATTGTGCTGGTTGATTATATGCATAAGAAGGACGAGGAATTTCAAGAGTCTGATATGTATTCAAGTACCTATTCCCAAGAAGTGATTGAATTCCAGAAAGTTTTTCCACACTTATTTCTTTTGAAACATTTTTCAATACAACAGTAAGTGCCTTTTGACGATCAAGAATATCAATCCAAGCGTTATACCATTCAAGTGTATTTCTGTCGAATTTTTCAGCGGCTTTGATGGCATATTGAATATCGATTTTTTCAATTTCAAGATCGGATGCCCCTCTTGCCAGAGCTTCAAATTTATCTCTAGCATGATCAGTTTCTACATATAGTTCCTTAATTGCATCTTTCATCAATTCTACTTGATTTCCAGCTTCATAGTATTTATCTCTAAATTCGTCTCGTTTTTCAAATGCGCCATTTTCTGTAGAATCTTTCCAACGAATGTATTCATTCGCCAAAGCATGATATGCAGTTTCTGCATATCCGAGTTCTTTTTCTGCGGCAGCGAGAGAGTTCTTAACCTTCAGTCTTTCCAATTCCAATACATTTTTGTAATGACTTTGTGCTGCACGTTCAATTTTTTCATAATACGAATAAACTGTTGCATAAAAATTTGCAGTATCATAATGTCCGGTTTTTGTCTTTTTAGAGAAAATTCCATCGCCGGATTTAGTTTCCCAATATGCCGGTGCTGCAAACTGATGTGAAATCAAGTCCCTTTGCATTCCAGATGCGTAATATTTTTCTGCATCTGTGAACTTTCTTGCAGCACGTTGATTATATTCGTCAATTTTATCAGCATAGGCGGCTTTTGCTTCTCCAGTATGATCAACCCGACTACCAGAAAACAAACCTCCTGTTGAGAACAAGCGGTTTCCGACTGTTACAGCACCAAGAGCCAGAAGAGGGTGGGTCTGTGCCCATTTTGCAACACCACCAAGAAGCCCTGTTCCAGAAGACGCAGATTTTGCAAGAGTTGCACCGGCAGCACCATTGATAATTCCACCAATTCCTCCCCCTCCACTTGCCGTGATGAGTCCACCCATTCCACCACTTACTTTTGAGACAACACCACCAAGTCCTCCACCTGCTGCTATGTCAGTAATTGTGCTGATGATCCCACCAGGGGAGCTTTTATTGTTTCCACCACTACCACCACCAAACAGATTCCCAAACAGATTGGTCAAAAGTCCGCCGGAACCTCCACCACCTCCAAACAGATTGGATAGGTTGAATCCACCATTTTGATTGAAACTAATTCCAAAAACCAAATTGATTGCAGACATTGCCATGATTTTTGCAAGAACTCTGAGCAATGTGTCTTTAATTACATCTGCAACATTTTTGAACATGTCGCCAATATTGCGAATGCTTCCCTTCATTGTATTGAAAAAGCTATCCTCAAAGGCGGAGTTCAAATCTGTTGCAAGAGTTGCTCCAGTTTCATACATCAATTCAGACCAGTTCTTGAATTCAGAAAGTGTTGAAGCAATCCCTGTGTTAAATGATTCTTTCGCCCCTCTTGGAGAATTTTCAAGATTTGTTTGATACTTTGTGAAAGCAAGGTTTCGAACTTCACGGTTTCCATTTGCCATAATTCCAGGCATTATTTTCACAAGATCGTCCATTCTTGTGAAGTTCATTGAATCAATAATTTTCTTCTGCCTTTCCATATTGTCTACATACGTTTCATATTCAATATTCAAATCATGTAGACGATTAGTTTCATCAGCAAGAGCTTTAACTCTATCAGACCTAAAAATATTTGTTTTTTTACCTAATTCGTATGCTTCTTCTAGTGTCATTAACTGATTCTGCATCAAGTTATCGATATATTTAACATCAGCTTGGAAGTTTTCAAGTTCTTGCATATTTTTAAAACTTCCAAATGCTGTCATATATGCGCTAGCTTGTTGAAATGATTTTGTCATTAAAGATTTACTAACCGAACCTGTTTTAATTTGAGATTCTGTCATATTGTAAAATGAAAGATCTTCTTCAGTAATTTGAGAACGAAATAAAGCATTGGCGGCTTTCATATTGTTTTCAATAGCCTTTGGAATAATGTACTCCGCAATCATCCCAAAAATGTTTCCAAATATTTTTTCGAATTTCTTTGTCATTGGTTCTATGTTCAAAAATCCAAATTGTTTTTCTTTAAGAATTGGAGCTTTGATAAACATATAATCAAAAATAGGTGTTATGATTTTATTCATCATATTTGTAACAGAACTTCGAAGTTGGTTTTCTTTTTTAATACCAAATTTTCCCTGATTTGATTCGTCTTGAAAATTTTTCATCACTTCTTCATATTTTGTATCTCTAAGTAATGAAATATCTTGAAATGAAGATGCCAGTGTGTCAAAAAACTTAATTGTACCATCACGCATTGCGGTCATCCTATCTGAAATTAAATCAACGACGATTTTAGGTTGTTCTGGAGACTTTTCTGGAGTTCTTCCAACAACCTTTTTAAAAGCAGCATAAATACCATTGTCCCATTTTTGAACCATATTTTCTGCAATTTCTCCAAGAAGTTCTATATGTAAATGTTTGGCAGTTGCATCCTTATTTGTATAAACTTCTTCTCCCATTGATTTCAAAAGAGCTTCATCCCAAAAGTTTTCTCCAGGTTTTTGTTCAAACAAAACTTTGGATGCTCCAATATCTTTCAAATTTTTTGCCATTTGAATAAATTGGACAGTATTTGCTACTTCCTTTGTTAATCCACCGATATCAAATGCTTCTCCAGTGTAGTGTTTTGATTTATCATTATCCCCTCTAAAAACAGATGAAATGCTCAATTGATCTCCAAAAGTTTGTTTCATTGTTTCATGAATATAATACATTTTTTGCATATTAGCATCAGACATAGTTCCTTTTGTCAATGGTCGATACATTTCATTTATTTTATTTTTATCATAATTTTTCTGCAATTTTGCGAAATTGCTTTGAAGAGTTTCTGCTTCATAATTTCCTTTTTGGAATGAATCAAAAATTTTCTTGAAAACTTCTGGAACTTTCGCTCCAGTTGCAATCATTCCTTCGATTTTTTCAGCAAGTCCTTCAAAAGTACCTTCAATATTCTTTGTGGCAAGATCAGCATTATCCATGTGCTCTCCATAGATAATATTCATGATCCCACCATTACTTTTCATAAAATCATAGAAATTAAGAACGTTTTCTCTAAATTCGAGAAAATCTTTATTAACAGAATTGAATCCAAACTCTGTTGCTTGGCCTTTCAAATCTGGACTTGAAAGAGATTCTACCATATATTTTAAAGTATTCCAATTTTCTCTCTTTCCTTGAATTGCATAAGCAAGAGATTCTGGAGTAGTTGCACCAAATGGATTCCTACTGGAATCTTTTCCAGCACTTTTCAAAAATTTTCCACCAACATCTGAAAGTTGGCTTTGTAGTTTTTTTCCAACATCACTCCCATAAAGATAATCCGCTGCAAGTTTCATATTTTTTCTAATAGATTCATAAGTGACAGCAACCACTCCTGCAACTGCTCCGATTGCTGCTGTGAATGTGAATAATGTTTTTCCAATTGTAGTTGACAAGGCCACCATGGTTCCAAGGAATAAATTTGTCAAAGAAAGTATTAGATTTTCTACAGTTCTTTTGATATCCCCAGCAATGTCTTTGATTCCTTTGACAATATCAGTTCCTCCAAAAAACCAATAATAAAACAAGCCCTTTCCAACTGTTACATTATCGATTTTCTCTGTAAAATCTCCAAAAATTCCAGACAAATCCTGGATCAATGGTTTAATCATGGCCCCAGCTTTTTGGAAATCTGTTACAATGCTTCCAATAAGTTCTTTTACATAAGAAAAAATATCTTCTATAACTTTGCCACCCTTTCGAAATCCATCAAAAATCCGATCTTGAAGATCTCTATCTTTCACAATTTCCTTAATAACCCTGTAGATATATGCCATTTTTGATGAAATCTTCTCAAGAGCATTTGGTAAATCATTGAACATTTGACTATCGCCAAATGCTCTTTCGATCAAGGATTGAAACTCAGTTGCAATTTCTTTTATCGAATTGTAAATATCAATGAAATCATCTGAAATCTTTTTGACAAATGGAGCAAAACTATCACTATTTGTGAATTCCATGATTGCATCTTGAATTTTAATAAGATCATTCATGAAATAATCATAAAACCCAGCCTTACCAATTGCAGCCTGAGTTTTTGTCATTTCACCTTGAATTTTTGACAAAACAGAACCAAATTGCCTAGATGCCATTTTCAGAGTTTTCTCATCATACATTGAAGTGATATACCGCTCCAACGCTGGAAGCATTTGTTCTGGGTCATTTTTCACTTCCCGGAGAGGCTTCCCATCTGCCGTCATGATGAGGTTGACGGGGATTTCAAACCGTCGTTTCAGGGAGAGAAGATCTCCCGACATCGCTTCGCGGAGAGAGAAGATGGCACCAGAGATACCCCATTCAGGTTCGATCTGTGAAAGACCAAGGGCTATGTTCCAAGTGGACTTCAAGACATCCTCGGTCCTGGAAGCATCCATAAGCATCTCTCTGATCGGTCCAATAAGAGCAAACGCCTTTGTTGCTTCATAGACCTTATCATAGGCAACAGGAAGATCCTTGGCGATCTTGAAGGACTTTTCCATGATTTCATTGACGCCAGTCTGGGTTTTCACCATGCCCATCAATCCGATTTCATAACTTCGGATTTTATCTGTGGAAATGATAACTCCAGTTGCAAGATTTTTGAACATGGCAGACATTGCCGCAAATGCAGCAACAGCAGTAGCAGCAACAGTTCCCAAAACTTTCAAAATAGTTTTAAGTCCACTTACAACATTTCCAGCAACTTTTAGCAAAAGTTTAAATGCATCAATTGGCACCAATATTGCATTTTTGAGAGCAATAAGACCTTGCATTGCTCCCTTTGACATTTGTTTAACACCATTACCGAATGCTTCAAGATCAGGTCGGATAATATTGAATGCATTTCTTACATGTTGTAATGCTTGTCTTAGTGGTTGAAACCCAGGAAATGCTGCACCACCCATTCCCAAAAATCCACTTCTGGAACTTCCGGTTTGGTATTTTTGCATTTGTTCCAATGCTTTTTTAAGTTCATCGAACGCCTGACCATAAGCACCTTTTTTTACAGGGCTTGCTTCTTCTTTTGCTCCACCTTTCAACAAAGCCCTTTCGTCTTTTATCATCCTTTTTAACAAATCTTGTCTTCTTTTTCTCTCAGAAATAATTTCATCAGTCATCTTTGACTCAATCTTCGAAAGTTGTGCAATACGAGATTCAGCGTCTTTCATTGCAAGATTTTCTTCTTGAACTTTTGCAGCCTGAGCTTCCCGTGCTGCTCTATTTGCAGCATCTTGGGCATCAAGAGTTTGTTTCCACCATGCGGCATAACTATTTCTTCTTCTTTCCCGAAGCGCATCCATTTCTGCTGAAATTCTTTTTTCATTATCAACTTCTGATTTCTTTTGTGCTTCAAGAAGTCTTTGAAATTCTTGTTCGTATTTTACTTCTTTTGCAGCATTAACATTCATCATTGTAAGTCGATCTTGAAACATTTTTTCTTCTGCAAGTTTTCCCCATTGCAGAATCATAAGCCTCTTCATTTGACCTTCTTGGACAACTCTTGCAATTCTTTCATTATCTTTTGCCAATAAAGCCGCTTCATTCATCAAATTCTGCTTTTTAAGCTCTTTCTCTGCCAATATTCCAGCAAGAACTACTTTTAATCTAAAGGCACTTCCTTCTTTAATTCTTGATGCAATATCGGTATTTTGTTTCGCAAGATCTTTCATTTCTTGCGCGAACATTGCAGCACGCTCTGCCCTAAGTTTTGCAGCATATTCTTTTCGAATCTTAGAATCTTCTTGTATAAACAAGCCCTTAACGGCCTTTCCACCCTCTCCCATTCCTCTATAACTTTGGGACATCAATCTTTGCAATTGTCTTTCTTTTTCCGCAATAGTTTTATATTTAGATAGTGATCGTTCCCACTCTTTTATTTGCATTTCCCTATATTTTCTAAACGAAGCAATTTGCTGTCTGGCCTGTTGTTCATTTACAGCACCTTGGCCAAATAACGCGGCAATCCCAGCCGTTCCAGTTTTAGATGTAGCTTTTTTGACTTGTTTATTCGCTTTATCCAAAGCCTTTACGACTGTTTCAACCAATGTCTTAACAGCGGAAACGTCCATGTTTGCCGAACTAATAACAGTTTTCGTTGTGCCTTTCATCGATTGGATAAAAGATTGTCCAAGTTTCTTGAATTCATTGTCAAAATATTTTTTGAAGGAGGTTTGCTTGCCAGAACCGAAGAATGCTTTTTTCAAAGCACTATCAAAGTCTATATTCAAGTTTGAAACAGACTTTTTAAATCCATCCAAACTCTTTTTAATATCATTGAGTTTATTTACAAACGCTTCAAATGAAGGCTTATCTACCTTCGCCTCAACGACATGTGTTTGCTTTGTTGTTTGACTTCCCCGTGGCATACATTTCCCTCCAAAAGAAAAAGGTGGAACTAACCGTTCCACCTACTTTCTGGATTTTTTGATTTCGTGTTTAGATCTAATTAACTCGTCGCGTTTTAGGCGCAATCTTACTGAATCAATTGCTTGAATCTTTTCAAAAAGTTCCAGCCGCTCATTTGGATCGTAGATGGAATAAATTCCAAATATGAAGTCAATAGCTTCAAATTTAATCCCCAAACAATCACCCATTCCCGCCACCACAACTTGTCCAGAACATTTTTGGTAAATTTCCCAGGCAAATGTGTTTGAAAACCATAGGTCTGGTCTTCCAGAAATGCATTCATCGTCTGTAATGCATGGTGGTGGACAGTTACGGATTTTTTCAAAATGAGCAGTACAATCTGAACAAGAACCCCTGTGCGGAGCGAAATACCACTCCGCGAAATCAATTAGTTTTTTACTTCGGCATCCTTCTTCTTTTCCTGGAAGTTTGCAGCATCCCGAACTGTGTCGAGAATCCAGGTGTCCAAGCCGTAGGCTTCCTCAAGAAGGGTTGCAAGGTTTTCCTGATTGAAAGGAAGAACTGCATCAATGTTTTCAATCTTTGCGACATCGATTGTCATGATGGAAGAAAGCCACTTGTAGGTGACGCCAGTCCAACCCTTGACGCACTTTTCACAGATTTCCCGCCGCATGGCGATTGCATCGAGTTCTTCTTCCCTTACATGGGTTTTCGGATTGAAGGTGGTTTTTGTATGTCGTCCGACAAGTTTCTGAAGTTCTGGTTTTGACAGGAAAAGCATATCAAATGATACGCCCCAATCCTTGTCATAGGTTACTGGAACGGGCTTTTTCTCTTCTGATTTTACAAGCAGTTCACGCAGATTCATGTATAGCTCCTTCGGAAATAGGATGTGTGGTATCACCATGTTAAAGTAATACCACACATCCGAGACTTTTTCAAGACCTATTCGACATCACACGCAGGAACGCTTGCAACAGAGTTCACGAAGGTCACGATGACATCTGTTCCAGCGGACACATCATATTTTGCCGAAAAGTTCAAGTTCATATTGACACCCTGCGGGGAATTGATTGCAGGAGATTCACCACCAAGTTTGACACTTGGGAATTGGAAAGTCAAAGACTCTGTTCCATTGCTGAAGACAAACTTGATAGAAACGATAGTTCCAGCAAGGAACAAATCGTAATAAGTATTGTCTTCAAAGAACATCGAAAAGTCACCAGAACATTCTCGACGCCCATACTCAGCACTTGCACGGAAAGCAGAACCAAGAACATATCCATCGGTTTCGATGTTGTTGGTGATGTTGATCGAACCAGAAACCACATTCCCGATTGCAACAAAGTTGTCAGAACCGCCATCAACGTCTGCATAAAGCGTGCATTGATAGCCAGTATAACCATCTTTTGTTGCTTCGGTTGCCGGGGGACTTGACAATGTTTCGGTCTGGTTGAGAGTTTCCTGTTTTCCGATAACATCAAACGTAACATCATGGAAACCTTCCTGGATGATGTTGATGTTCATCGAATTGACACGAACACCAGAATAGAGGAAGTACTGATTGATTCCGGTGAAAGATTTTTCAAAGGCAAAGCCCTGTGCGGTATCCGCTTCGCCATTCATGACATGGGTATAAGGACCGGAACCCGTTGTAACGGTAGTGCCTTTTCCAAGAAGGTGTCGAATAAGCATTTCAAGACCTTCTGGAATAAGATCTGTAACAATGCTTCCCTGGACAGCTTTGTTCCCGTCAGCAAGACCAATAACTGCTCTCTGAGCGTTAATTGTGTCAGACTGAAACAGGTTTTTTGTGCTACCAAGGTTGCAAGACCTGAAGTTCAATCCCCAGATTTTGGTGGGTGTTGGCGCAACGCCCCACGTCGATTCTTGGGCAAACTTCAAAGATGATTTTGAACCCGTTGCTCTGGTCATCTTAGTTGCTCCTTTTTCAGAGATTTGTTCCTGAGAACGTGTATTGAATTTCGAAAGTTGCTACAAACCCACCGTAGGGATAAATCAACTTCGGCACAGTTGAGATTCCCCTTGGCATAAGATAAGCGCAAGTACCTCCAAGTGTCTCATCAGTTATCATAGCTATAACAACATCTCTTTGCAAGCTATTCATAAGACTATCCAAATTTGTATCTTCAGATGTAGCTTTTACAAAACAAGCGATATGAATAAAAACAGTAGCTTCAAAATTCGCACTTGGTAAAGGATGGAAATCTTCTCCTTCATTATTTATAATAATCCACGGCATAGGTTTATTAGTAATATCATCTGGAGAAATATTGATATATTGGCGATCAATGTATCCAACGGTGTTTTCATAAACAATAGTTGGATCGATTCCGCATGGGTTGCCTTCGATGATGTTTGCCATAGCGTTTTCTACGGCGTTCATGATGAGTTCTTTTTTACTCATTTGACATTCCTCAAATCATTCTGATTCTGTCTTGAATTATATCAAGCCATTCAACCAAACTTGCACGCATTTCTTCCCTAAATGGATGGCTGCGCATTCCAGGAATCCGTACCCATCTTCTCAAATATTTCACACCACCAATGACAAATTTTAATCGTTTTTTACTTTTTGGAGTAATTGTATAAGGTTCTCTACCAAATTCCAACAAATCTATCAATTGAGTTCCTGTAATTTGAGACAATCCAGGATATCCAGCCCCAGATGCATCAAAGTACTCATCAGCATCATCTTCCCATTCATGTTCGGATGTGAGGATTTTATGACCATCGTAGGAATCAGTTCGAACGCGAAATCCTTCCAACAAGTCTATGCTTCTTGGAGTTCTTCGCCATCCAGCTTCATCCATTGCTCTCTTTGCTGCGGCTTTGATTTTTTGATTTGCACGATAGCCAGTTGCCCTATTGATTATCTTGATGGCTTCTTTTTGAATGCGCTTGGCATACGTGATGATTTTTTCAATATCATCCGGCGAACCTCTTGAAAATTTTATTTCAAAAATGAAATTCATTATTGCCTCATTTTCATAGCTTTGATTTCGATACTTTTTTGAATATCTTTCAATTCTTTTCTTCGCAAATCATAGTTTTGTTCGGCGGCTGATTTATCCTTTTCAATATTTCCACGCCTATCAAAATTGAAAACATGACCACCATCAACACTGGTCTGTCTTCGATATTCCTTCTGTGCCAAAAAGTAGAAAATCAAATCAAGAATGTCATCTTCAAAAATATCTGGAACTTCTGCAAGTGTTCGATATCGTTCATATTCATAATAAACTTTATCTCCAGAAGTTGTAGGAGTTGGGATCAAGTCAAACTTATTGTGTGCAATAATTTCAGCATCTTTTGGTGCCAGTCTTCGAAGAGTTTCCAATCGATAAACTTTTTCAAATTCTCTCGATGGTTGAAAAGTTGAAATCTTGCTAATCTCATTGGTTTTCACATCTGGATCATTGAACAAAGAATTAAGAGAATCATCATGTGTGTAATAGACATGTTTCAACTTCAAAAGATTATCCTCGGTAATTGTATATCGAGTCTGATTTGCAACAGTTTCGATATAGTCAATTTCACATTCTGGATAAAATTCTGAAAGTTTTTTAACGGCTTTGTTGATAAAAATCATCAAAGGATCATCTGGATAGTTTGAAGTTGTCAATCCGTAAAGATCTCGGAGGATGGTTAGGATATCAGCGGAATCCATATATTCCTCACTTTCTTACTTGATAAGCCACAAATGGCCATTGATATTTTCGCATGAAGTTCCAGCCAGGAACTTCGACCGAAATCATTCTACGATAAAATGTCTTGTAAATGTCTTCCATTCCAAGCTCTTTTGCAATCTCGTCAAAAAATTCCTTAGTATAAAGATAATTCATGTCATCAACTTTTTGAACATTATCGCCTTTGTTAAAAATAATCAAAACAAAAGATCCATTCTTTGAAACCCTTTTAATTTCTTCAAATGTGCTTTTAATCAAATCAGGGGCAACATGGTTGATGGACATCATGGAATGAACCAAGTGAAAAGTATCACTTGGGATGTCTTTCATATCGTGCATGGAGTTTTGAACGTATTTCACACATTTGAAAAGATTTTTTTCAATTGCATAAAAACTTATATCAACTCCAGTAACAAATGCTCCTCTTTCGGAAAAACATGCAGGAATTGCACCAAAGGCGCAACCAAGATCCAGCACGTTCTTTCTATAAAGGTGGATGATATTGTTGATAAATGCAGCATACATTTTCTGCCATAGTCCGATTTTTGTGAGGTCTGTTCCACTTCTTGCTATTTTTTCAAAATACTCTTCTTCAAAACAAAATTGTTCATTGATTTGTTTTTCAACAGAAGGGGAAACAGAAACTTTTGCTATCTCCTTTTCCACTTTAACTTCTACATTTGATTTCTTCGGTTTTACTTCTGGAACTTTCACATCTTCAAGGGTGATATTTATTTCAATATCGTCATCTTTTTTGTCAGAAAGTCCTTCCATTTGCTTCTGAATTTTTTCAAGTTCTTCAGCAACACTTTTTTTCTTTGACGTTTTCTTAGCCATGGTTAAGCTCCTAGAATTTCTTCAATTTTTTCAAGAATTTTGGATTCCAATAAATCTCTATCGAATTTATTCATGCAATTGATCGACCCCTGACATCGAACCATTGTTTCAAAGCAGGATGCACACCCAATCATATCAGATAGATCAATTGATTTCGCTTTTTGTGGATATTGTGGATGAAGGGACACCCTTTCGGCTTCCCTGGTCGGTCCCAATATCGTAACAACAGGACAATTGGCCACATGTGCCATCCAAAGCACCCCGGAGTCCATTGTGATACAACAATCCAATTTTGTCATCATGAAAATACATTGTTGAACAGAAAACTTTCCACAAAGATTCAAAATATTCTTTCCTTCAAATCCTTTATCCCTTTCATAATCTATCAAAACCACTTTATATTTTTCTGCAATTTTATTGGCAATTCTTTTGATAAAATCATAAGGTAGGGTTTTCATTTTTCCAGAACCACGAATTTGAAGACCAATAAGTTTTTGTCCATTGACCATATCTGGAACTCCAATTTCTTTAATTGGATTTAGCCTCCAATCAAGAATTTCATTTTCTTCTCTTTCTATTCCAAAGTTTTTTAGAAAAATATCGACACGATGTAAATGATTTTCCTCATTTTGAACACTATGATCTCTTTCTAGGGTGCTGTCAAGATTTACAATCAAACCAAACCGATTATCTGCCCAAATGACTTCTTCTTTTTCAATAAAAATAAAATCTTTAAATAAAAAATTTAATGGCCTAACAAATCTTTCCGATGTCATGACAAAGATTTTTTTTGTTTTATATCTTTGTCTAAATAGGCGCATTGCGGCAACCAATTGTATCAAATCCCCTAATGCGAATGCACGTAGAAATGTAATTGTATCGGCTTTTTGCAAAATCTCTGGAGTAAATAATTCAAATGGTTTCCAATTTGTAATCTTGTAATTATTTGCCTCAAATACCATACCTGGATATATGGTTGTTGGTATTGCAAAAGTTTCAACGTCGAGAATCTGAGGGCATTTTGTTTTATTATAATAAAGCATTTAAAACACTCTCCACATGTTCTTTATCTTTATCAGATATTGTGAATTCAAAATCGTATTTGTCCAATGTGATCTGGAAAAATTCTTCGTAAATTTTAATCCTATGCATCATTCTTTGATGATTTGTTAGACTATGATCCTTTTCAAGAACTCCATCAAGATAATACACTTTATTGAATTTTTCTTTTCTTAATTGTGAATTTTCAATAACTCCATCAAATACCTGGGTCTTCTTCATAATCTTAACATATTGTGGGTTGGTAATCAAAAAATATTTATTCTGCGTTGTTCTTTTGAGATAGCGAACAACTGGTAAAAGCATCAATAAATCTCCAAAAGCTCCAAATCTTTTTAATCCTATTTTCATATTCGAATTATTAAATGTTTCCTTATCAAAAACAACATCTTCAGTTGACATGAAACATGGATCTTTTAAAAGCATCTTTCCAATTTCATCTGGAACTTCTTTCCAAACATTTCTCTTAAAATGACTAATATAGTTTTTCTGAAGAATTTTTATTTGAATTTCTTCCATGTGGTCTGTATATTTTACCAGCATAAATCCTCCCCAAAAGAAAATGTCGGTAGGATTGCTCCTACCGACATTGTAGATCTTCTAATTGATGATGTCTATGGTTTTCACCATATTCCATCAATTTTCATTACTTAGCTCCCTGTAACCGTAATCGTTCCCAAAAGATCCCCGACAGTGACCTTCATAGCAGCACGCGAGAGGATTGCCCGAGTCTTCACGAAGGTATCGGGGTCCTGGAAAGTGTCGGAGAAATAGGAGAGGATGTAAGGCGCGAACACAAACGCGGTATCCATCCAGTTCCCGGGGTTGTTGTATCCCATGAGGATTGTGCCGGAAAGGAAGGGATCAACATAAACACGCCAGCGAGAATTCAGAGTTCCCATGAAGTAGCGACCACCAGTAGCAATCACCTTTTCGTCAAAGGAAACTGAATCGGCACGGAAGCCGCTCATCTTGTCAACAAACGCAGCCTGATCAGCAGGAAGAACGATGAAGTTCGTTCTGCGATACCGCTTCTTGAAGATGGCGTTGTCAACGTCGATGAACTTTTCATACAGCGTTTCCATCCAATACTTCCGGTCTTCATAGGTCAGACCAGCGGGAACGGTCATGTCGAAAGTTGCAGAACCACCAGTTGCTCCATCGATCATCGCCTGAAGAATGGTGCGGTCCCACTCCCGGACGATTTCCGAAGCGAGGGCAAGAGAAAGTTCGCTTTCGGCATTCAAACCATGGTAAGCATAGAGATCCTGCTCAGATTCCACGGTCCACTTGCTTTTCAGCTTCTTTTCGGTTGCACTCACATCCTCCGACGTGATAACGAGCTTGATTTCCTTGATGGCGGTTGGGGAGCTTTCATTGTACTCAACGTTATCACCATAGGTGCGCTTGGAGTGAATGGAAGTACTCAGGGAAGTGCCATCATCAGCACCAGTACCACGCTGAATGTCGTGGTAGAAAACCTTCGCGGCTGGCTGGGAGATCGGCTGAATGGAAATGAGTTCCCGTGTCATCATGTTGGGATACACTTTCCGAATCAAGGGAAGTTCTGCCGTAACCATCGTGGCGATTGCCGCATTCTTGGTCATGGTTTCTTCCAAAGATTTCCCTTCCAGATTTCGGGGATCAATGCGGTGAATCTGTGCGCGATTCTGCACAAGGTTGTCAAGCAGAATCATGAGCTTATTCTGCTCGTATTCTGCCATTTTTGCATTGCCTGAATGATGCCCAACGCCTTCAAGCAGATGCCCGTAACGGTTTACAAGTTCTTCATTTCTTTCGAGGAAAGAAGCAGAAATCATGGCGTTTCTCCTTTTTCAATTTCTGATCGGTTTACTTACCGAATTTTTTGAGATATTCTTCTTCAGTCCATCTGGCCATTCCAGAACGGACACGCTGCACATTCTTGAAGTTGAAGTCTGCTTTCTGGTCCTCGTTGAGTTTCGAAGCAGGTTTTTCGGTTGCTTTGTCTTCAACTTTCGACTTGAGAGGAGCAGGTTCATCCATTTCCTTCTTGAAGGCTTCCATAAGTGCAAACTTTTCGTCAAACACTTTCTGGACTTCTTCAGAAGTCATGCAAGGATCGAAACAACCTTCAAAGGCTTTCAGGGTAAAGAAATCAGGATTCTTTGCCTTGAGATTTTCGATCAGATTGTCCCTGGCGGATTTCACTTTTTCTTCCTCAGATGCAGAAATCTGTTCAGAAAGTTTCTGATTTTCGGTTGAAAGAGTTTCAATCTTTTCATTCAGGGTGGAAATTTCACTGTCCTTCTTCTCGATGATTTCAGATTCGGGAATCTCGACAAATGCTTCCGGCAGAATTGCCTTGATGCCTTCAACAAGTTTTCCGATGTTTTCTTTGCCGACATTTACCGAAACATTGGCTTCTTCGAGTGAAGTTTTGAGCGAAGCGACTTCGGATTCCAAAGCTGAAATCTTCTTGTTTGTTTCTTCTTCATGGGCATTGATGATTTCAGGGAATGCTTGACGAAGATCTTCAAACGTCTTCATGTTTTGTCTCCTTTTCTGAGATTCAATTTGCATTGCCAATTCAGTTTCCAAAACTGAGGGATCTTCGACAAAATCGAAACTTTCAAGCTCGAAATCATCTTGGATGACAGAATATGTTCCGTCAAAACCTTCCCATTCCTGGTCTTCTTTTGACGAACCATATCCACGAGTTGATGTTCCAACTTTGCCTCCGACATCGACAATCGCTTTCAGATCCTTTCCACATTGAGTGTCCATGATCTGTGCCCGATAACGAGCATAATTGTCGTCCAGAACGTCGGTTACCTCAAGAACGAGTGCTGCCGAGCGAGAAAGGGATGGTCCTTCGAACATACCAGGGTGATCGAGCATCATCCTGACCCTTCCATCTTTCACTCGTTCTCTTAGTTTGCCGATTGCTCGATTAAGAGTTTCCTTGGGGTAAATGCGCTTGTTTCGGTTCGGAGAATTGGCTTTCGCAAAAGTGCCGGAAATAATGTATTTCTTTTCGCCACTTTCCGAAAGTTGTTCCTCGATCTTAACGTCCGAAAGATTGATTTCTTGTAGGAGCTTTGACATCGTTTTCCTCCGAATCTGTTTATATCATAGGACAACCAATTTCGGTTGTCAAACCATGACTTTTGTTAGTGCATAATAAAAGGGGTAAATAATATTTTTTTCGGATGCTTCTTTATAAAATTTAAAAAAATCGAAAATTTGCCCTTTTTTTAATCCAAATGCTTTTAACTTCTTTTCGATATCGTTCATCATCTGTACCTCAAAATGCCCTTTCTTTTGCTCTTGGACAGATTTTGTGCAGCCCCACCAACATGTCCTCGTCTGGATCGATATGAATATACATTGTGATTTTTCAAGTTCACATGCATTTGAATAACATCACCATTCTTTTTATGTATATCAATAACTGCGGCAGCCCACGATTTTGGTTTCATATTTATCGACGTTGCTTCATACCGCAAGGCCACCTTTTTTAGAAACCTTTTGGATTTTTTAACAAATCTGGCATAGGCTTGTTTTGTTCTTCTTCCAAAGTTTGAAAACTTTTTCGGTGGATAAATGTAAATATAGTTTCCTGGAGTTCCAAGTCTTTGAACATAGGAGGCCCCAAAAACTTTTTGTCCGATCTTGTATTCTAAAATTTGCTCCATTATTTCTCTCCAAAGATTATAGAGTTTTCTGGAGAAATATTCATACTAGTTCCATCAAGCATTTTTACAACAACATTCATAGGATAAACCTTTTCAACTTTTCCATAAATCTGTCGATCTCCAATGAATGCTGAAACGAAATCGTTTTGTTTCAGATCTGAAATTTTTTCAATCATAGAAAAATTAGGATTTTTCAAGAATGACTTCAACTCAAAAACAGGAGTTTTAACAGGCAGCAATAAATTGATAGCAAAATTTCCACGAGAAATAAATCCACGCATTTCTCCTGAAAATGCCTTTGCCGAATCCATGAACTTTTTGTCTTTTGTTGCTTCGAACATAAGACGATTGTAGTAATAAGAATTTCTCATACTTACAATCGTCAAATATTCTTCTTCACTTGGCACGTTTCCACTTTTCTTCGAATTTGAAGTTATGAACTTCAAATAATCACTTTTTTGACTCTGGCCATTGATAACAAAATTCAAAGAACAGCGGCAGTTGGAGAGGCAGGTAGTTGCTCCTGATTTTGGAACACCTGGGAGGGTCCTTTTTGTGTAAGGATTGCCAGCGACATTCAGCAGACAATCAATACAATGCTTATCTGTTGTTCCAAGCGTCCAGATGATCAAGACATCCTCTGGGAGGTAGAGGAGATTCCCAAAAGTGAACATACTATCCAGGCTATCGGAATACATTCTCAAACGTCTTTGATATGGCATCCTTCCAGAACCATTAACTATGTCTTTTGCAAAGTTTGCCATAAACCCCATTTCTTTAGTTGTTTGTTGGACAATAAATCTTCTTTCGTCATCGGAAATTCCAGCAATTCCTGTGTCGAACATTTTTCCGAATGTGAATGCATCTGTGAAATGGGTTTTTATTGCATCTCTTTGAGCCTGAAGATAGTCATCTTTTGTCATTTTACCTGCGCGTAATGCTGCCATATTTTTGCTCAAAGAATTGTAATATTGGCTCTTTGATTTTTGATATGCTTTAAGAATGTCGGATCTACGTTTTTGTGGAAGTTTTGAAAACGTAGGGACACCTTTATTCTTTTTCAATAGATTTTTTGAAAACTTTTCAACAACTTCCACAAGTTGTTCGATGTTCATTAGAAGTCTCCAATTTTCGTATTTGTAAGTCTGACAAGATCATACAAAGTGTTTTTCAATTCTCTATTTTTTCCAACAATCTCCATAAACTTTTCGAACTTTTCGAACTGCTTTTCTGGAAGTTTTTTCTTGAAGTATTGAAGAATTTCCGACTTCGTTCTCTTTCTAGGTTGAGGCATTGGTTCTTCTTCATCATCAACATCAAATTCATCGGTATTCACACCAGTCAAATCTTCCGCATTTGCCAAGTTTGCATCGAATTCTGCGGCAAACTCTTCTTCTTCTGCATCCAACCTTTCAATAAGTTCTTCCATTTCGTCTTCAGACATTCCAAGAATGTTCATGTAAATGTATTTGTCATCGATGATAGCCATTTCGTTTGACATGATCGATGCAACTTGGAGTTTCAAAAGCTCAATTTTCCATTTTCTTTCTTCATCAATTGTGTTGAGTGTTGGCCATTCAATGAAAAGATCAAAATTACCATTAACGCCTTCAATGGTGAGCATGTTTCTGTAAACGCGAACAATCTCAGGTTCCATAATGGTCTGACATCTTCGAATCATTCGAAGAAAAGAAATATATTGGATGTCGGAAGTTGATTTTGAATTGATATCATCTTCTTTCCCAATCAATAGTTTTGGAACACCAGTTGAATAAATCAACTTGTTCTGGAAATATTCGATGTCTTCGATGTTTTTTCCGCTTTGTGCATTGTTTGACAAAGGAATGACACTTGCATTCGACCCCTGTCTTGTTGGAACAAGAATATCCTCAACAACTGAAAGAGGGTTGTATTGCCAAGACATCTTGCCGGTTGCAGGATCGATGTATTTCCTTCGCATCAGACGCTTTTTGTAGTGATCAAGGTACGTCAGAGCTTCATCGCCTGTGAGTTCTCCGACATCCACAACAACAGCGTAATTCTGATTTGCTCTGGAAATGCGTGAGATCATCACACCCTCTTCCATAAGCCGAACTTGCCGATAAATAAGGCGAGATTTTTCAATTTTTGAAACACCTTTGCCACATTCCGCCGATCTTGCCCGGTCAATGTTGATTGAAAGATGCATCACATCTTCAGCATTTAATGCAGCCTCTTCTTCGCCCATATCGTTCACTTGGCGAATCATTGGTTGTCTTTGTTTCAAACCACTTTTCATATTTACAGAAATGGAATCAATTGGAATGTTTCGAAAACCAAGAACTTTATTTCTAATTTTATTTACAACAATTTCTTCAACATTGTCACCATATTTCAGAGCTTCCCGAGCCAGTGACCAAAACTCTTGCTGAAATGAAATCCTGCTATCAATTTCATCAATCTTTGCTTGAACATCTTTATCATGGGATTTAACTTTAAAAACTCTTGAACGGTTGACGTTATCTGGATACACAATAAAGTCAGCAGTAACATCCAATGAAGCTGTGATTTCTGGAACTTCATTGTCCATTTCTCTGTAATCTTTGTATTTTTCTCGATCTTCGGCTTGCCTTCTGAGTTCTTTATCGAGAATTCCTCGCCATGTGTGGTAATAAACACTACTCAATCTTTCGTCGTCGTCGTCATTTGAAGTTTTCGACTTAGGAGGCGCAGGGTCTTCCTTTGTCCCCATTCCAATAACTGTTTTCAATTTATTCCAAGCTGATTCAAACATGGTGCCTCCTGTTATTTCTTCGCCCATTTTTCGAATTCATTGATGATTTTTTGATACTCATCGCCTTCAAATTCTACCATATCATTTCCTTGGTTCTTTGCCAATGAGGAAATTGGAAGTAGTGATAGATCGTTGAAGGATGGTCTAACATGAATATTATACACTAATGATGCAACTGCATCAGCAACGTCTTTACTTCCTGTAGGGGGATGGTCTACTTTATCCAATTGATAATTTCTTTCCAATTCATTTAGTTCTTTTTCTAAAAATTCATGATAAACACAATTTACTCGATTTTCATAAATTGCCGATCTGAAAGTCTCATAAGGTTCTGTCGTTCGATCCAAAGACACATAATCAAAATTGATTCCATTTCTTTTCAATATTTGTTGCATGTCGGCACTTTGAAATCCATCTCCAGATGAGTATCTGACACGATATCCTTTTCTTTTTAACTGAAAAATCAACCATCTAACCCTTGCCAATTCCACTTCTCCGAATTCCTTTTCTGGAACTACTCTCAAAACCATTTCGATTTTAATTTTTGGCATTTTTTGTTTAATGATTTTTAATTTTTGTTCTTCTTCGTCAAAGTATTCCTTTTCAATGTAACAATAGTCTTCGATATATGCCATAGCGAAACCCAAAGCATCCTTTTTCAAGCCAATGTCAATTGCAACGTATCTCGGTCTTTCTGGGTATTCTGTGCAGGATTTTGTGATCTTTTCAAGAAGTAAGTATTCTGATTTTGGAGAAAGAGTTGCTGTATCCAAAGAAAATATTCGACTGTCGTTTTCAGAAAACATATTCTTAATGGCTTCTTTATTTCCAATAAAGGGGGAAATATTATGAACGCCAATTCCAGCAATGTCTCTCAAAGAGTTATCAATATCTTTTTTAAACTTGTCAATAAAATCCATAGGGACTTTAATAACTTCGCCAACAATATCTGTTTCAAATCCATCCAAAATCCTACTTCTGCGATTGATCCCACCAACCTCTACCATAAATTCTTCTTCAGAATATTTCTCTCGATTTACTTTCCAGACATTGTAATCCATGACAAATGTCGTCTTTTTTGCACCCTGGGCTTCGGAGTCCAATGCCGCCTTGATCCGTTGGGCAGTAAAGTCATTTGGGAAAATTTTTGAAGATCCAATATACAAAAGTCCAGGCTTTACTCCCTTTTTCAGAAATCGGGATTCCTGTCGTCTTAAAAGACTATAGTAAAGCGTAAGAGCTTCATCAAAAACTCCACGACTCTCATTTGCTCTCTTTGAATTTGTTACTTTCTTGAAAAAGTTTGCTTCATCGAGAGATGCGGAAAAGATGTTCAATCCAATGGCCGATGATTGTGCAGATGTTCCATTGAAAAACTCTATATTTCTTGGAAAAATAAGAGAGTCTGCTGATCTCTTTTTATCATACATAAAATTTTCTTGAAAGTATTCGATCTTATCTACCATATCTTTTACCGCAGAGTAAATGTTTTTCTTTGCTTGTTTTTCAGTAATAGAAATAACCATGACTGAAATTTTGGAAGCTGGTGATAATGAAAAGTATCTTTGTGGATTTTTTAAACAAGACAATATGTAAATATGCCAAAGTAATCCCAATTCCATCATAAATGACTTCCCCCAGCCAATACCTCCAGTCAAAATTACTTCCCTGATTTCTGAGTTCAAATCATGGATTTCTGCAAATGCATCTTCCAAAATTGGATAAATCGTTTCACAAACACCTTCTCCAGTATTTGGATTTATACCACAGTAATATGGATCTTTCAAAAATTCTCTTGGTGTCACCGGCTTGTAACGCCAAGGATTGGAAGCCTCTGCTATTTCTTCAATACTCTGCTCAAGCAAATCTGCTAAAAGCCTTTCTTTTCCTTTATATCTTTTTAACAATTCTTCAATAACGACAGGATCTTTAATAGAATTTAAAAGAACTTCTTTAATATCTTCATAATCATTTTGATACATAAAAAATAGTCTCCTTTATTGCTTGACAAGAGAGAGGAAAATGTGTATCATTCTCTCTCTATGATTCTATTTCATTTAATAGTTAAATGCAACATTCGGAGGAAAGTATGTCAGACAAACCAATTTTAGATTCTGGTAAGCGACATGATTTTCAAACAGGGAGTCAACGAGATATTCAACCAGGAAAGGGTCGGCCTGATTTGTTGCCTTTCATGGCGATTATGCGTGTGTCCAAAATTTATGAAGGTGGTGCCATCAAGTATTCCGAAAGGAATTGGGAGCTTGGTCAACCATTGTCTCAATATTTAACTTCTGGGTTGCGACATTTGTTCAAATGGATTATGAATTGGCAGGACGAAGATCATCTTGCTCAAGCCCTTTGGAATTTCATGTGTCTGGTTGAAACTCAAATGAGAATCGAAATTGGGATGCTTCCAGAAGAATTGAATGATATTCCTTCTGGCTTTTTCAAAAAGTTTCCAAATATGGCAGACTTGATGGAAAGATGGTTTAAAAAATAATATGCCTAAAATCATAGATCAGCAAATTGAAGTTCATTTGGATAAAGATCCTGTCGATATTTTGAAAAAATTAGAAAAAATAGCAAGAACCTGTTATAAGTCAGAAGATCGAATAACTGATGATAGCTATTTTTACATGATGAAGATGCTTTTGACAAAAAAGCATCTTTCCATTTTAGAACACGAATCAATCACAGTTAGATATATTACAAATCGAGCAGTTACACACGAATTAGTTCGACACAGATTAGCATCGTTTGCTCAAGAATCACAAAGATATGTAAATTATTCAATAAAAAATGACGGACACATTTCATTCATCAAACCATTTTTTATTGAAGAACCAGATAGTGAAGCTGGGAAGATCTGGATTGAGTCAATTAAAAATGCTGAAAATGCATATAAAAAACTCATTGAAATTGGTTGTTCCCCACAAGAAGCCCGAGACATTTTGCCAAATTGTGCTAAAACTGAGATTGTTATAACTGCCAATTTGAGAGAATGGCGTTATATTTTAGATCTCAGAAGCCAAGATGGAGTTTATCCACCTCTCAGGGATTTGATGAAGAAGACTATAGAAATCTTCAAAGAAAATATCCCAATCATATTTGACGACATAGGAGAATGAAATGAATTACGAACAATTGCTACCAATCATTAAGAACATTGGAAATGAAAGTATCAGAAATTTTACAATAGCTTGCCTTCAGGATGCTCCAAAAGAACTCGAAACAATTCCGGCATCTGTTAGTGGAAAATTCCATCCTCCGAAAGCCTGTGAAGAAGGTGGTTTGATTTGGCATATTAAACGAACTTGCTATTTTGCAAATATGTTTTTCAATTCATTCAAATGGAAGAGTGAAAATATTAAAGGGGACATAGTTTTGTCTGCTTTACTTTTGCATGATATTTGTAAAAAAGGTGCTTATGGAAATTATTGGGAATATGTTGATCATCCAACAAATGCCGCAAAGTTCATTGAGAAGCATAAAAACATGCTTCCAGAAAAGATTTTCAAAATTATTCAAAACTGTGTGATGTTCCACATGGGTCCATTTGGTCCAAAAAAGATCAATAAAGAAATGGAAGAATACAAATTTCTTGAATTGATTGTATATCAATGTGACTATCTTGCTTCACAACAATCGATAAAAATAGAGGGAGAATAAATGTTCACAAAAATCGATAAAAACCAACTCAATGAAAAAATCCAATTCATTGATAGGTTTATGGGTTCTTCGACCCCAGCCGATGGTTCGTCTGTTGACGCAAATGCCAATGTTTCATCAAAAAACATTGCAACTATGCACGCCGAAGTTAATAAGGACATCAATGTTCAAATAAATAGAGAACTCAATAAAAGGTATCTTGAAAAAATTTTTCACCCATACGTGGCCATTGAATATATTCGACAAATCAATAGTCATGAAATTTATGTTCACGATGAGTCAAATATCTGCCTTCCATACTGTGTGGCCATTTCGCTTTATCCATTTCTACAAAATGGACTAACTGGACTTGGAGGAGAAAGCAAAGCACCAAAGCACTTGGCATCTTTCTGTGGATCTTTTGTCAATCTTATTTTTGCTCTTTCTAGCCAGTTTGCAGGGGCGGTAGCCGTAGCCGAGTTTCTAATGGCATTTGATTACTTTGCAAAAAAAGAACACGGAGAAAATTACCTTGAAACTCATTCAAAAGTAATCGACAATCACCTCCAACATATCATTTATGCTTTGAATCAACCTGCGGCTGCAAGAAACTATCAATCAGTTTTCTTCAACATTAGCATTTTTGACAAATACTTTTTCAATGGACTTTTTGAGCATTTTGTTTTCCCAGACGGCACAAGGCCAGATTACGAATCCTTATCCAAACTTCAGAAATATTTTATGAAATGGTTTTCAAAAGAAAGAGAAAAGGCAATCCTCACATTCCCCGTGGTCACGGCAGCAATGCTTGTTGATAAAGAGAAGCCACTTGATGAAGATTTCGGGGACTTTGTTTGTGGGGAATTGGCCGAGGGCAATTCCTTCTTTGTTTACACAAGCGATTCGGTCGATTCCCTGTCTTCGTGTTGCCGTCTTCGAAATGCCGTGGAGAATGCCAATGAGTTTTCTTACACACTTGGAGCGGTTGGTGTGATGACCGGATCTGTTCACGTTATCACGATGAATATGAACAGATTTATCCAAAATGCTTACTTCACATTTAGGAAAAATCCAGAAGTTTCAGATAATTCTAGGAAATCTCCAGAATTTATCCATTATCTCCACTGTTTATTAAATAAAGAAATAAAAAAAATCCACATGTATCATGCCGCTTTCCGGGAGATATTAAAAGATTACAAAGAAAAGGGACTTCTTCCAGTTTATGATCAAATGTTCATAACTATGGACAAGCAATATTCCACAATTGGTATAAATGGGATTGTGGAAGGTGCTGAGTTCTTAGGATATGAAATCTCAAACAACGAAGAATATATAGATTTTTTGGCCAATTTGTTGAAAGTTTTTTCTGAAACCAACAAAGAAGGTAGTGAAAAGTATGGATTTAAATTCAATACAGAATTGGTTCCAGCCGAAAATCTTGGTGTAAAAAATGCAAAATGGGACCATGAAGACGATTTCCATGTTAAGCGAGATTGTTTTAATTCTTATTTTTACCTTGTTGAAGATGAAACCTTGAACATTTTTGACAAGTTTCAACTCCATGGTCGCAAAGTTGTTACATATCTCGATGGTGGTTCTGCTGCACATATCAATCTTCAAGAATATCCATCCAAAGACCAATGTTTTAAAATTCTATGTGCTGCAATTAAAGTTGGATGTAACTACTTCACATTCAATGTAAAGGCCACTTTTTGCAATGATTGTGAATACATTAACAAAAACACCACTTTAACATGTTCCAAATGTGGCTCAAATAAAATCGACTATGCTACAAGAATTATCGGTTATCTTAAACTGATTAAATATTTTTCACAACCAAGGCGAATCGAAGAAAGTAAAAGATATCACCATGGTAAAGAAAAAATTTAAATTCACAAAATATCAAATAGTATTTCAAGAACATCCGTGGCATGTGTCATTATTGTTCGAAATCTCCAACTGTCCTCACAAATGCGAAGGTTGTCATTCACCAGAATTACAAAACGATATTGGATTTGATCTCACAGAAGATATCTTTTTAAAAATTTTATCAAAATATGAAACTCTATTTGATAATGTCATATTTTTTGGAGGAGAGAACTTTAAAGAAGAATTGATAAATCTTTTAAAAATTTGTAAGAGAAAAGGAATAAATACAACACTGTGGACAGGATCATCAAATGTCGATGATGACATTCTAAGATATTTAGATTATCTTAAAACTGGAGAGTACCGAGAAGATCTTGGGCCAATAGGTACTTCTAATACAAATCAGAAGTATTTTCGAATATCAGATGGAATGGAAATAAAAATAAAGGAGAATTCCCGTGTTTGAAAAAGCAATTGAACTGAAAATTAAACTTCTTACAAAAACTGCACAAATTCATCCTCCTCAAAAAGAAGGAGATGCTGGTTTTGATGTAGCTTCGGACATGGATAATTTTGTCTTGAATCCTGGAGATACAAAAATTGTCC